GCAGACGGGTGACATTGCCGATCCGTTCAAAGACCTGCCTATCGAGGCAGACACCAGAGAATGGATCACGAAGCGCGGCTTCAAGGGCATCGACGATGTCGTGAAGACCGCGCACGAGCAGTCCAAGCTGCTCGGCACTGCGATACGGGTGCCCGGCGAGAACGCGACCGACGAAGAGAAGGTCGAGTATCTCAACAAGCTGGGGCGACCGGAGAAGCCAGAGGGCTACGAGTTCACTCCGCCCAAAGAGCTTCCACCGGAGCTACCCTATGACGGCGAGCGCGCCAAAGGCTTCGCGGCCAAGGCGCACGAGGTCGGACTGACGAAGGCGCAGGCGAAGACGCTCCACGACTGGTTCGTGGGCAACGTCGTCGAAGACTTCAGGTCCACCACCGGCAGGCAGTCCGAGGAGCAGGCGTCGGTTGCGAAGGCAGAGGTCGAGAAGCTCACGAAAGAGTGGGGACCTTTGGATCAGCGACAGGCGCAGGCCAATCTCGCGTTCGCCGACAAGGCGCTGCGCGAGGCTGGTGGCGCGGAAGCTCTTGCGGAGTTTCAGCGCGTCGGGCTTATCGGGACGCAGGGCAAGGTCATCCAGTCCGCACCCATCGCCAAGATGTTGGCGAAGATCGGGGCGGCGCTCTACAAGGAAGACGACGTCCTGCACGGTGATCCGGCGCGGCTGGGCAACCCCTTCAACGAGGGGACCAAGGACTTCAACGTCACTGCTCAAATGCAAATGGTGAAGGCCGATCCTGATCGGGCGCTCGCGCTCATCACGGCGGCCGGAAAGAAACCCGAGGACTTCGGACTGAAGCCGCGCGCTTGATCCGAGGCACCTCAAACTGGAGCATTTGAGAAATGTCTACGACCCGTATCTCGGACACCATCGTGCCCGAAGTCTTCAACAGCTACATGAGCAAGAACACCGTCCAGAAGATGGCGTTCTACGGCGCGGGCGTGCTTCGCAGTGACGAAGACCTTGCGTCGAAGCTCGCTGGTGGCGGTCGCACCTTCAACGTCCCGTTCTGGAAAGACCTTGACGACGAAGAGAGCGATCCGGGTTCGGACGATCCCGACAGCCATGCCATCCCGGGCACCATCGGGACTGGCAAGGACGTCGCGGTTCGTCAGTTCCGCACCCGTGGCTGGTCGACTGCCAACCTCACTGCCGAGCTTGCCGGCGCTGACCCTATGCAGCGTATCTCCAGCCGCGTCAGCGACTACTGGGCTCGCCAGTTCGACGACATCGCCATCGCCACCGCTCGCGGCGTCTTCGCCGACAACGCGGCGAACGACAGCGGTGACATGATCCACGACATCAGCACGGACGCTGTCGGCGCCCCTGCTGCGGCTGAACTGTTCTCCGCTGAAGCCGTCTCGGCCGCAGCGCAGACCATGGGCGATCAGAAGCAGAAGCTGAACCTGATCGTCATGCACTCCGTCGTGCAGACCCGTCTGACCGATCTCGATCTGATCGACTTCCGGCCGGACAGTGAAGGCAAGATGTGGCACGAGTACTACAGGGGCTTCCGGGTCCTCGTGAGTGACAAGGTGCCCGCCATCGCCGGCACGAACCGCGTTCGCTACCACTCGTATCTCTTCGGTGGCGAAGTGTTCGGCTGGGCCACGCACGACCCGGAGAAGCCGGTCGAGGTCGAGAGCGATCCTTCGGCCGGTGACGGCGCTGGCGTCGAGACGCTCTGGACCCGTCGTCAGTTCGCGATCCACCCCTACGGGATCAAGTGGACCGACAACACGGTCTCGGGCATCTTCCCGACGAACGCCGAACTGGCACTTGCCGCCAACTGGGACCGGGTCTACCCGGAGCGCAAGCAAATCCCTATGGCGCTGCTGATCACCAACGGCTAATCCCGGCCGCTGGTAGGACCCCTGCACACCTCGCCCCGGCATCGCGCCGGGGCGTAGGTCTAAGGGAAACGAGGACGAACAAATGACTACCTATCGCAAGTTCGACTGGAACCGGGCCCGCAGCGACTACTCGACGCTGTTCACCGACTTCCATGAGTACGCCGCTGGTGACTGGGTCATCACGACCATCGAAGCCGGCGCCGGCTCCGCCACCGAGGCGATCTCCGACGCTGTCGGCGGCAAGCTGCTCATCACCAACGACGCCGCCAACAACGACCGCGACTGCTTCCAGTGGGCGGGCGGCAAGGGCGCCGTGGCGGAGACCTTCAAGTTCACGACCGGCAAGAAGCTGCAGTTCGTGACGAAGCTCGCCACCGACGACGCTTCGCTCGCTGGCGTCATCGCCGGCCTGCACATCACCGATACCGACCCGCTTGGCGGCGTGTCGGATGGCATCTACTTCCGTTCGGCGCTGGACAGTGCGGACCTGTACCTCGTCGTCGAGAAGAACAGCACCGAGAGCACGCTGCTCGTCGGCGCGCTCGAAGACGCTGTCGAGACGGAACTCGAGTTCTACTACGACGGCGCGTCTTCGCGCATCGAAGCCTACAAGGACGGCGTCCGCGTCGGGTCGCTTCCGCTCACCAACGCGCCGGACGATGAAGAGCTTGCGCTCTCCTTCGCCATCCAGAACGGCTCGGCGGTGGCGCGGACGCTCACCGTCGACTACATCGGCGCTTCCGTCCAGCGCTAACCCGCGTAGCGAGGCAGGGCGCGAGCCCTGTCTCGCTTCCACCCTTTGAGAGGTGAAGGAAAATGCCTACCCCTGAAAGCATCAAGAAGTCGACGGAGCGACGCGAGGCGCGCAAGCGTGCTCGCGAGCAGGCTGTCGAGACCGCACAGACGCAGACCGCCACGATCTCGGAGACCACTGCGGCCTCCAAGGCTCGCGCTGCGGAGCGCCCGTCTGCGCCCGCCACCGTATCGCGCAAGGAGCGCGTCGCCGCCGAGCGTCGTGCGACCGAGGAAGCTGTCAAGCTGCAGGATCGCACCATGCAGGTGAAGGACAGCGACGTCGATCCGCAGACCTATATCCGGCCCGGCGCTACGCTCACGCTGCACCAACTCAATCGCCTAGCCATCAAGGGCAACCGCGAGCGGCGCGACGAAGCGCGCGAGATCGCACTGATCGCTGGCGCAGCGGTCGAGAAGGCTGCACGAGGCGTGCGGTCGAAGCACGCCGGGGGCGACCGTCACTCGCGCTTGCGTGACGCAGACGAGGCCATGGCCGAAGTCCGCGCCAAGCTCGAAGGCGAGGCGAAGTAAATGAACGGTCGCGACTACGCGGCCTTCTCGTCGAACGTCCGGCGCCGCAGGCGCCGGGCGGTTGTCGGCGACATCAGCAACCTGTCGGTCACGCTCGACGGCAGCACGGCGACGCTCGCCTTCACCGACGCGACCGGCGCCACCATGCACGAGTACCGCTGGGGCGTGAGCAGCCCGCCTGCCGGCGCGTGGCAGCTACTCGGCGGCACCGTCGACACGTCGGACATGCCGGCCGCCACAGAGATATTTTTTCAGGTTCGCGGGCGCACCGTCGCCAGCGCAGGCGACGCATCGAACGTAGACAGCGTCACCACAGCGCCGTAGCTTTCCGCGAACAGCTAGGAGCGCCAGACTATGCCTACCTCCCAGACTAACGTCACGGTCGCCAACCGCGCGCTCGACATCATTTCAGAGTTTCCAATGGCGACGTGGGACGACACCAGCGTCTACGGGCGCTGGATCAGGCGCAACTTCGCGTGGACGGTCGAGAGCGCGCTGCGCCAGCAGCCGTGGAACTTCGCCACCAACCTGTGCCAGTTGAGCGCCGGCACCACGCCGGCCTATCGCTGGAAGTACAGCTACGCTCTGCCGAACGGCTGGGTGCGCGTGCTTCCACCGACTGTCGACGGCAACCGCAACGGGCCGGCGCTGCCCTACCAGATCGCCCGGAACCTGCTGCTCATGGACGAGCCCGGCCCGCGCAATGTCGAGGTGGTCATAAGCGACCAGAACCCCGGCGCGTGGGACCCGCTCTTCGCGGACATGATCGCCGCGCGTCTCGCGGTCGGTCTCGCGCATCGCTTCACCGCGAAGAACAGCTTCGTCGACTTCGCCAAGACGGCAGCGCAGGAAGCCTACGAGGCGGCCGAACTGATCAACGCCTTCGAGGGCACGATCCCGACCGTCGACCAGCACGACATCATCCGCGTTCGCGGGATGGATCAGCCCGAACGGTGGTATCGCTAAATGCCCGTCTATACGCTTCAGGTGAACGGGACGCGCGGCGAGGTCACGCCGCTGATGCACTCGCGCGTCGACACCGACTTCTACAAGGCCGGCTTCTCCCGCGCGCTGAACACGATCATCATGCGGTACGGCCCGCACACGCGCTGCCCCGGCACGCTCTTCGACGGCTTCACGAAGACCGCCAACAAGGAAGCGCGCTTCCTGCCGTTCGAGTTCTCCTCGACGCAGGTCTACGCCATCGAAGCCGGCGATCTCTACTTCCGTTTCTGGACGCCGACCGGGCAGGTGATGAACGGCGGCTCGCCCTACGAGATCGTCTCACCGTATGACGAGGCTGATCTCGACAACATCCGCACGAAGCAGGTCGCGGACACGCTCTACATCTTCTGCGAAGGGCACCGTGTGCGGATGCTCACCCGCTCCGGGGAGACTAGCTGGGCTATCGCGGACTACCTTCCGAAGGATGGTCCGTACATGGACCTGAACACTACCTCGACGACGCTGACCCCGGCGTCGACGGGGCACGCAACGCCGGACATGACGGGCGTGTCGGCGCCAAGCGGCAGCATATCGTCGTCATCTTCGGGCGCCGACCGGTGGGAGCTTTTCGACCGCGACGAGAAGACGTCCGGCGAGGTGACTACCGCCGCGACCGGCTTTGTCACTTTCGATCTCGGCAGCGGTGTCGCGAAGGTGGTCGACAACTACTACCTCGTCGCCTCTGCCAACAATCACAAGACGGATAACTTCCCGCGCCAGTGGGACTTCATGGGCTCCAACAACGGCAGCACATGGGTTACGCTCGACAGCCGCGATGGTGAGATCGGCTTGTCTGGCGGCGAGCGCCGTCAGTATGAGACGACGAACCAGACCGCTTTCCGTTACTACAAATTTGATTTCTCTGGCGGCGGCGGTGCTAACGCCGAGTACATCGACTTGGCCGAGATCGCGCTGCATCAGGCGGCGAGCGATCAGACACCGTTCAACCTGACTGCCTCTTCGACGACCGGCATCAACGGCGGCTCTGGTTTCCTCTCGACGGACGTCGGCCGCGTCATCCGGCTGATCGGCGGCGATGGCGACTACCGCTGGTGCGAGATCAGGGCGCGCACCTCGTCGACCGTTGTCACCGTCGTCATGCACGGGCAGGCGCTTAAAGACCTGTCGCCGATCCAAGACTGGGCGCTCGGCATGCTGTCCGACACGACCGGCTGGCCGACGACCGGCACCTTCTACGAGGATCGCTTCGTGCTCGGCGGCGCGGCGGGCGACCCCATCGGTCTCTACTTCTCCGTCAACGGCGACTACGACAACTTCCGCCAGTCGCAGCCGCTCGTCGACGACGATGGCATCACGATCCGACTGACGGGCGGCAAGCTCGATCCGATCAAGTGGCTCTCCGAGAGCAGCGCGCTTATGGCCGGCACGGGCGGCACCATCCGCAGCGTCGCCGCGCGCAGCGACGAAGCGCTCAAGGCGACGAACGTCAAGCAGCGTTCGGAGACACTCGTGGCGGCCTCCAACGTGCCGCCCGAGAACGTCGAGAACGTCGTGCTGTTCACCGACCGCACGCGGCGCCGCATCTACGAGCTTGCCTACAGCTTCGAGGCTGACGGTTTCCTCGCGCGCGAAGTCTCGCTCCTGAACGAGCACCTGTTCCTGCCGGCGATCCGCCGCACGGTCTTCATGGACGCCCCGCATAAAATTCTGATGTGCCTGCTCGACGACGGCACCGTGGTCGCCTTCACCTACGACCGCGAGCAGAAGGTCGCCGGGGCGACGCGGCTCGACTTCGGCGGCTTCGTCGAAGACCTGATGGTGCTGC